TCCTTCAACAGATATACCGGTGTTAGAAGCAAGAATTGACGCAATAGCAATGTTCTGTTCTAATGTTCCACCACCATAACCCCAACGAATAACACCAGACGCGTTAAAGGATGGAGACTCACCGCCCGTTGTGCCAGCCCAACAATCTGAAGAAACACATTGCGTCTTAGTGCCTGACCAATCGCTTGAGGAGTTACCGAGAATGTCACCCGTCTCTTCTACGACTGGCGCGGCAACAGTATCTTGCGTTAGTGCTATCGCCTGCGCTTGATTAAAGAAGAAGCAATAATAAAGCAGCGCTGCCCATACCCATGAACCAACCACTAAGTGTGTCATTACGTTTTTCCTCTTCTGCTTTGGCTATAGGTGATTCTTCAGGATTTTCTTCCCATAATTTAGATGCTTCTGCACCAATAGCGCCCTCATAAGGGCAAGGTGTGCCAGCCATTTTCATAGCATTAAAAACTCTTTCGTCTTGACATAACGTTGATACGGCAGCAACTTTCATACCCATATCATATAATGTTTTAGACAGTTTAAGTCTTTCACAATTCATATCTCTATAAGTAGCACCACCTGCAATACCTAAGATTTGGCTCTGTACTGCGCCACTTACACCAACTGCACAAATGTCACTATTGCTAGTGTTGATGCTAGGAGCAATCGCTGACGGTGGAGGCGACTCAATTCTTTGTGTTACCGTACTTTCGTTTCTGTTGATGTTGGTGTTAGTATTATCTGATGTAGAATTATTAACATTAGTGTTAGTATTCGTGTTAACATTATTGTTATTGCTGTTAATGTTAGAATTATTTGTATTCGAACTGTTAACTGTCTGATTTATAACACTGTTTTCGTTAACGGTAGTATTATTAGTATTAACGTTATTGTTTGTATTATCACTTGTGATAGTACTCGTGTTATTATTAGTGTTTACATTCGTATTATTACTAGTCGAAGTATTAACATTCGTGTTAGTGTTTACGTTCGTATTATCGCTTGTAATAGTACTTGTATTCACATTAGTGTTATTTGTGCCGCCGCTTAATATGTTATTATTAGTATTAACATTTGTACTTGTTGATGTATTTGTGTTAGTATTAATATTTGTATTATTCGTCGTACTGTCTAATGTCGTCGTATTAACGTTCGTATTAGTGTTTGTTGCCGTGCTTGTACTAGTACTCATATTAGTATTAGTAGATGTGTTCGTGTTATTCGTAGTACTATTCACTGTTGTCGTATTAGTGTTAGTATTATTAGTTTCTATTACTTCGGCATTGCCTTGTATAGAAAACCCCAATAACATCACTATTGGTATAGTTCTAAACTTCATTTTTGCCCTCCTAACCAAATGGCCAAGTTCATCCCACTTGAATTATTACTCAATATCCAAATGTATTTATAAAAGTGTGCAAAAATTAAGTATTATTTGACATTTTTGTCACAATTATCATATTTGTAACAAAAAAACCCCGGTAAAAACCGGGGTTAAGTAGGGGAGGTGATTTTATTATTTTTGTGTGTTAGGTATTTTTACCAATTTCTTATATTCTGGGAAGTAGCAATATTCAAGGTCTGATTGGTCAAGAGTCCAGAACGCATCTTCCAATGTTTCAACTAGGGGTTCACCACCAAGGTTGAATGACGTATTGAAAAGAAGTGGAACACCAGTTTCTTTCTTAAATTCTGAAATAAGTTCATAATAAACTTTATTTTCTTCTTTAGAAACTGTTTGAATACGACAAGTTCCATCTTCATGGATTACTGAAGGAACCTTTTCAGCAACACCTTCTTGGCAATTTACTGCGTACATCATATGCGGTGTTTTGTCCATTCCTCGCAAATCAAACCATTCTTTAGCATCTTCTTCAAGAACTGAAGCTGCAAATGGACGGAAATACTCACGGCGTTTAACCATATTGACATAATCTTTACCATCTTTGAACGTTGGATCAAATAGAATTGAACGGTTGCCTAATGCGCGCGGACCATTTTCACAACGACCTTGATACATTGTAACGATATTTTTAGATCTTAGAAGTTTAATAATATCGGCATATTCTACGTTATCAGTGATTTCAGCATTTTTATATTTTTCGTTTGCTTTAACGAAATCGTCGTTTGTGTAATCATATTTTGGTCCTAGGTACAATGAACCTTGACGCTGGCGAGGAGTTGTGTCTTTACTTGTTTCGTAGTAATAAAGAAGTGCCGCACCTATAGCAGTACCACCATCATTAGAAATAGGTTCAACATACAATTCAATACCACGTTTATTCAATTCAGTCAAATACCAGTAGTTAGCTACACAGTTTAGACCATATCCGCCAGAAAGAACAACTTTCTTTTTACCGGTCATTTCACATGCAGTTAAAATGTAGTTTAGCATTGCTTGTTGAGTTTCTTGTTGAATCCAATAAGCGGCATCACGACGATTTTCCATTAATGTCAAGTCTTGACCCGGTTGTGGAAGAGTATCGAAATAATCATAAATTCCGGCGTTAAAGATTGCACTATTTGGATAAGTGGGAACGATAGTATTACGATTAGTCAACATAAACTTCGAATCAGTATCCATAAGTGATGGAAGCTTATTACTTGGCTTTCCGTATGGAAATAGACCCATTGTTTTACCAGCTTCAATGGCACTAAATCCGCAATATTCAGTAACCGCTTCGTATGATTTAGTAATACCTGCATGATCTGAAACTAGGTTCATAAAAGGTTTTTCTTGATCAATCAAACCACCGGGTGCATCTGGTTGAAGACCAGTTGGAATTGGATGCCTTGAACCCATATGCTTAAACACGGCAGTAATACCGTCCTTGTATGAACAATCATAGATCGATTCAACTTCCCAAACATCTTCGCCACTATTTAAAAAGAAGCAAGAGCCAGCACCATCTGCCACGACAGCTACTGCATCTTCAAAACCTGAATGATAAAATGCTAGTGCAGCATGCGCAGTATGATGGCGTTTGCTAAAATCGTGTACTTGATAGTGATTTCTCAGATCTGTCTTTCTATCAATAAGACCGAGTTTACGAGCGTAACCCGTGTACATGTCGTCGCCAGTGTATTCTATTTTAGCAGCCATACCATCAATAGATTGTGTATGAACAACGACCATAGCATCAACTTTATTAGTATAATCTAATACCTTTTTCATTGCAGCTAATGGCGAACCATCATATTTTTGACGACTTAGACGTTCTTCTTCGATAGCGAAAACAATTTCGCCATCCTTTAGAAGACATACACCTGAGTTATGTCCTCTAGAAATACCTAATATATATCCTGTTTTATTTTGCATGTTTTTTCCTTCACCTCTAAAAGAATATTATAACAAAGTCTTATTTAACTTTTTTATCCGGAACTTTAGCACCTACCGTTTGTTGTGCCTTTTTATCTTTTTTCGCAACAGTTGCTTTAATTGCGTTTGTCAATTTACTTTCGCTCACTGGTGGTGCAGATACTGTGGTTGTCTGCGTTGGTTCTGGACCGCATCCGCAACCATCTAAACTACATGTACCAGCTTGTGCAGCTTTTTCTTGCTCTTCTTTAGCCCTTTTAGCAAAATAACCTGTATTTTTACCTAGTTTCTTATATATACCATTCACGATATCCGCGATTGTTTGTTGTTCAAGATACATAAGTGTTTCGTTATTTCTTTCAATTGCCATATCCCAACCTACACGAATTGGCGAATATTTTCGTTTACCTTTGCCGTTGTCAATAATAATAAAATCTTTATTGCTTGGGTATGAAATATTCTCAGGGAATGTACTACCTATAACAACTGTAGCTGGTTTACCAAGTGCATTCGCCATGTGTTGACCAACTGAGTCACAACCTAAGAAGTAATCAGCGTTTTGAATAACACCCATCCATTGCAGCAACGAAAGATTCTGGGGAACGATAGCTGGAATTGGTTCCTTTACGGGTGGCATAAATTCAGACATTAAAATAACTGCGTATTCTCTAGATAGAGCTTTAACGATTGTGATAATATCTGCTAGTTCAAAAGATCTTCCAGATTCGTCTAGAACTAATTCACCTTCCATTCTAGTACCGCGCCCAAACGGTTGGAATACTATCACTCTATCACGACCAGTTTGTTTGCGAATGTCGTTGATTAAATTAAAACCTTTAATTTGATCTGCTTTTCCAACTGTAAATGCATATTCTTTAGATTCCGGAATTTCTTCTGGTGGTGTATCATAATTGATAAGCATATCAAATGCCTGAATTAGATTACATTTCTGATTAAAATACGCATTTAAACGATAAGGTTCTGGAGAAATAATCTCGCGATCTTTAATGATTTCAAAAATATTTTTGTGTTCTGGCGAATACACGTTTGATGCAATTTCAGGACTTGCAAGATACAATTCTTGCCAACCTTCTGCAATGATTGGTGCTGTTGGGTCTATATTTTTGATATGATGCTCTAATGCTGGTAGAGCACAAAGAATGCGGCCGGCGCCGCCATTGAGTACAAAAGCTTTTTTCATGTTCATCCTTCAGGTTTGTTTATATGAAATTATTTATAATTATAAAATAGTGTTATTTAATTTTTGCGCAAAAAAAGGAGCACTTACGTGCCCCAAACGTATAATATATATATATATATATGTTTTTTGTTATTATGAATTTTCAACCACTGCAATCATAGCAGCTTTAGCATCTTCACTAATATTTAATGCATTGATAGCATCGAGTGCGTCTTGTTTAGGGTCAGTTGAAGGGAATACTCTTTGAACCAATTTATATGGTACATTGCCAAGAGAAGGATCGTATTCAGCACTTAGACCTTCTGCTAAATATACATTATCATCTTCGCCATCTGGCATTACATTAGTATCTCTATCCCAGAACCATGCCATAACTTCCTTGTTAGTATCATTAACGTGGATAGTTTTAAACGTATAAACGTTTCTGTCGTCATTCTGAAATTCAGAGTCATCATCAGAAATCTTGATCCACTCACCAGTGCGCTTTTCGATTTTAACAAAAAGATAGCTAGGAAGACTAACAGTTTTGCTAGTCTCTCCTAATATTGTGTTAAATGTTATTTGTGCGTGCATAATCAATCCTTATTTAAAAGTTAGCAATACTTCGCCAGAATTACCAAATGCGCCGTGACAAGGATAACAGTTGGCATTATGCCAAGCACCCCAGCCACCTCGGCCAGGTCCTCTGTCTGACGTATAAGCGCAACAACCATTCACACCGCTAAGATCACATACCATTCCGCCGTAGCATCTAGATACAATATGATTGCAATCAATGTGTGCAGTAGAAACAGCATGTATATAACAACAGTTGCAACTGTTACCAGACCAAGGTCCTTTTCTTGCTCTAACTTGCGATTGCAAATAGATATCATTACTTGTTGTTATTTGACCGCCGTCTGTTCGTGCCCATGCTTCTGAGAAGCCGATCTGAGTAGATTCACTGATGTAAGTGTTTAAACTAACACAGTATTGAGTACCGATCGTGTTATTAAATCCAATGTAACAAGAATCATATGCCGGTGCGCCACATGATAGTATCGTTGTTGCTGAGTCGCCGGAACAAACAAATGAGTTACACCCAGAACATGCGTAATTTCCATTATAGATGCCAGTAGCACATGCACCACCAGAACACATGCAATATATTTCGCCTTCAGAAACAGCCATTTGAACAAACGAATAAGCACCATCACCACCGTTAGAACCGAATGTACAACATTGGAGCTGACTCGCCCCTGGCGCACCAGACCCCCAAACTTGGAATTGAGCTTGTGTTACACCAGCTGGCACTGTCCAATTACAAGAAGCACCAGCAGCACCACCACAATAGTATGTTGTTCCGTCATTTACTCTAATAGTTGTTGTAGCACCATCCAAAAATGCATCGGTTGATACTAAATTGATTGGTAATGTTGACGGGATTACTGAAGACGAATATGCTGTGTTTTCATGGTTCGTATATTGAGTACCGGGCTTTAGTGTTGCGGCAATTTCATTTACTGTTAGTACTGCAGCAGCGATTGGACTAAAGTCAGGTTGAGCAAAGGTTAAATTACCATCAGCATCAACTGCTAGGAAGTCACCCTCAACAGGTGCCGGAGCAGTGCTTGGTGGTAGTGATAACACTGGTCCACCAGATTTTTGAATTTGATCTACTACTATTTTAGACATATTTTAAATTCCTATATTTTTTAATATTTATACTGTTGGATCCACAGGATCTTCGTCAACAGCTGGTTCAGGAATGCCATCGTAGTTAGTTTCAAAAATTGCGTTTCCATCTTCATCAATTCTCGTACTGAACGAATAGGCTTCAGCGATTTCGTCAAACTGTGTAGAAAATTCTTCAATAAATTCAATATGTTTCATATATAAGTAAAATGATAAGATTTTAAAATTTCCGCACGCAATTGAACTATAATGATACATGTCCTTTGGGTCGTTTTCGAAATCGTAGCTTCTTAATGCACTAAACAATATTTGTTTTGTGTTCCAGTCTAATCTTAAATGAAGAGTAGGAGGAAGATCAAAAGAAAAACTCTTTTGATCCGCGTATTGATAATTAATTTCTGTTAACATCTCTTTAATTCCTTACTTGTATTTCACACAGATCATACCACCGCGACCGCGATCAGCATAACATGGTGCACTACTATAGTTACATTGCATATTAAAACCAGAACCACCCATCCCAGGATAATTATAGTTCGCAGAAGTCCAGCAGCAACAACCACCCAGATATGCTAGCCAAGCACCGTATTCATAGAGTTTGTGATCTATAGTTACTACCGGTCCGGTTTTTTGACAAACATATCCAGTGTTACAAGTTGTACATTTTCGCATAGAACCAACGTATGATGGGACTTTAGCTTCTGAGACTATTTCATTAGAACTTGTAGTACACCCAAAACCACAAATACCGTTAAATCTAGGTACTGCGTTGGCCAACGTACTAGTACATAAGTATGCTGTGCAGTACATACCACCTTCTAGCCACGAACAGTCTTGTGATTGATAAGAACCAGGGAAGTATGTTCTCAAACCGAAACCACATCCAATTGTGTGTCCAGTTGTTCCACCACATGCCATGATACATGTATTGTTTGAACCACATACATAAGAATTACAACCGTGACAAGCCTGATAACTATAACATGGTGCAGCATCAGCGTATGCACATCCTGCGCATAGTGTATAAGTATCACCTTCGGTAACTTTCATCCAAACGTAATTATATTCACCATTAGAACCCATCATACCTGTTCTACAACAAGCAGAAACGTTACATCCTGTACCATTACCACCGGCTCCCCAAATTTGGAATTGAGCTTGAGTCACACCTGCAGGTACAGTCCAAATGCACGAACAACCCGTGTGGCAATACCCATTAGAGCCACCATCGCCGACCATTATATCTCCAACTGGATCTAAAAGAGTAGCAGACAAGGCCGGAACTTGTATGCCGTACGAGTTTGCTTGAATAGCTGATGGCGGAGTGGCAGAAACAGATGCAATCACAGCATCAACACCATCCGCGATATCTTGAATATCAGATAAAGGCTGAACGAGTGCCGCGGCGACTCTTGCTTCAACGTTTGGGTTTTCAAAAGTCAATTGCCCGTTTGCGTCAACCGCAAGATAATCACCTTCTGCTGGTGTATTACCTACTAGCGGTAGGTTTAAAGTCGGACCGCCAGATTTTTGAATTTGATCTACTACTATCTTAGACATAATTTCTCCTAATTTCTATTATTATTTATATTAGCTTTGCTGTGCCTTAATGGCTGCAATTACGTCCAATAGTGCTTGTTTAGTTGTAGAATCTATATTAGCTGCAGAAATTTCTGATTCAACATTATCTAAAGAATTATCAGCAGGTGCTTCAGACAGTGGACCAGCTTTTAAGGTAAATGTAATATTACCGTCTTCGCCCATCTCATATTCTGCATTATATACCGCTGCAATTTCTTCAATTGTTTCATCTTCAGCATCCATTTCGTTAATGTATTTTTCCCAAACCCAACCTGCCTTGAGAATATCATCTGCTGTGGTGATTGTGCTGTAATGATGCTGATTAGCTGGGTCATCTTGATAAGCGAACTTATCAAATGACGCTTTGTTGATTGAATAATTGTTCCAATCGTGTCTTAGATACAACTTTTCAGGAAGATCATAATCAATTGTTTTTTCAACACCTTTATAAGTATAAGTAATTTCCATCATAATTTCCTTTATTTGTAGTTAACACAAACTTTACCAACGCGACCATGTGAACCATAATCTACACAACAACAACCCGTATTCACGGTACCCCAGCCACCCAGACCGAAGCATCCAGAATTGGTACATAGACATCCGCCACCACAATAGGCCCAACCTATAGTATTTCTGCAGAAAGAATGTGTAGAGTTTGGAAGTGGAGCTTGGTCATGGTGAATAGCGCAGTTCATACAACCACAGCTGCGAATTGTTCCAACCGCTGATGGAATTTTTGCACATTTAATAAAATCATAACTGGAAGTGCTACAACCAAATCCGCTGAGACCGTTATTACGTATTGATTCTTCACCATGAACGTCATTACATATACCCATTGACATTGTACAATAATTGCCCACACTACCAGACGATGTAGCAAAAAATTGACCAAACCTATTAGCTTTTGGATAGTTATAACCGTATTGAACTTCGCAATAACCGTATCCGCCACATGCCATTATACATGTATTATTGGAACCACAAACGTATGAATTACAACCGTGACAAGAATATGCACCGTTACATCCGCCACCTTGGCACGCTCCGCCACCACATAGAGTAAATACATCACCCTCAGTAACGTTCATCCAAACGTAATTATATTCGCCGTTTGCGCCCATTGAACCAAAGCTACAGCAACCGTTCCTTCCACCACCACCATTACCGCCAGCTCCCCAAATTTGGAATTGGGCTTCAGTTACACCGGCAGGAACTGTCCAGCTGGTGCTGCCGCCACTGCTACCACAATAGGTACCTGTTGCGCACCCCGCTTCAGCAGTACCAATAGATCCGTTCGATTGCATTAAATCTGTGCTGGGCGGAAGATAAAAACGCAATTCACTGCCGAAGGTGCCATTTAGCGTAATTTTATCATGACCAAATCTATTACTAAAATCGTCTGTATTAATATCTCCTAAAGCCAGCACTGCTGCATCTACTTGTGCTAATGCAGTATCAATCTGTCCTTGAACACCTGCAACAGCATCGTCAATTGGACTAAAGTCGGGTTGAGCAAAGGTTAATTGGCCGTCGGGAGCGACTGCTAAGAAGTCGCCCTCAACTGGTACGTTACCTACTGGAGGCAACGATAACGTTGGCCCTCCAGATTTTTCTATTTGATCTACTACTATTTTAGACATTTATTTTATCCTTTATTATTCTGTATCTGACCAAGTTCTTAATCCGTTATTACCAAGAACGTAATGAATTGCATCGGATGGTATTGTGTAAACAGTAGAACCTTGAATGGTTAGTAAATCTTTACTAAATGTCATTGCATTATTCACTGCAGTTTGATTACCTTCGATTTCGTTTCTAAATGTAAGATCGCGAACACCGTTTGCTACCCAATCTGAAACTTGGTTGTATTGGATTTCATCCATATGGTAGTATTTATTCTGAGAAGAAGAACCACCGTCAAGACCAGCAAGGTCGTTGTGGAGTGCTACACCAGAAGATACGAATTTCTCAAGGAATGGAGATTCAGCATTTTCGAACGAAGTACCACCACGTGTAAATGTCATTTTACCGACAAGTGTCGAGTAAGCTGCTAGCAAACCGGGCAATGGTGTTGGTAAAGCAGCAAGTTTAGCTTGTTCGTTGGTGTAATAATCTTGTCCATAAACAACATGACATGTGTTATCATGAACCATATAGATCCAAGCTACACCGTAATATCCAATTGGAATATATTTAAGTGTATTAGTCGTTGTATTGTTGTATCTTAATGGATCAACACCGTCTTGTTTATAGAAACGTAACCAGCCGTTTCTTTCAACATAACCTTCAACCTGCTTCCAACCTTCATCACCAATTACACCAGAATATTCATAGTGTTCGGTATTTTCGTCAACATCCGCGATGACGTTGATTACGCCGGTGTAACCGTTCGGCCATTCAGCATTCATACCAGCAACGTTACCAATAAATGCTACTGTTACATAGTTGTGAGCGGTTGTCTTATCACCAAAGAATCTCCATCTGTCACCAGCCGGGAAAGCTGCATCATAGCGATAAAACGCGTCGGTTGCCTGAAGCTGTAGAACAACATAGTCAATTCCATCAGAAAGGTTTCTAAAACCTGTTGGATGAGCAGTTGCTAAATCACTTAATGTAGGGAAACTATTAGTGATATGCTTTTTCGAATTAATGTAATCGTCAACTTCAACCCATTGGCTAATGTGATTTGCTTCAAATGTTTCATGGTATACATTTATAGGACCATCGCCCATATCAATCGTAACATTAATTTCACTGATTGTAGAATTTTCTTTAGATTCCATCCAAATAAATGTAACGTCTGAAGTAGCAGTGAAAGTGATAGAAATTTCGTTGTTGAAAACACCGAGATCAGTTCCAGTATATACTGCGTCATGAATGCTATTACCCTGATATTCATCGCCAACTTTTAATGCAAAATCAGCAACAGAATTAACACTGCTAAACGTCATTACATATTCGTTTCCTGGGACTGTATCAAAGAACGATTCAGCAATAGGGTATGATTCATGTTTAATGTCCCATGCGCCTGTGCCGCCGATAAGATCAATTTGAACAAGTGATTGAACATCACCAACTGAACCTATCGTAACGGGTGTACCGTCGGCGGGTAAATCCCAAACAGCAGTATCAAAGGTAGTTGTAACGGTATTTCCGTACGATGCTTCAACATACGTTAACTGTACATCTTCATTACTATCAGAACCTTCAAGCCTGATGTATTTTGGATTTCCATCAGTAGACGCTAGATCCACAGATCCAGTTCCAGAATTCCATGTAATTGAGACACCGTTATCTGCTAAGTCTTGTACTGAAAAATGAGTCGTATAAACATCACCAATAATACTATTAAGAATTTTAGGACCAAAATCTAATAATCCATTGCCAACGTCAATTGTTGGGCCAATAACGTTCCAACCTTTAATGAATCTGTAGTACTTATTATCTACAGTTGATTGTAGCATCGCAAACTCTTCACCATCTAGACCAAGAGGATATGTTGTGTTGATTTCATCTATACTCAATGGTGTTTCGGTTGCACTGTGTCTGTACCATGCAAAGAATGTATCGCCGACTTCCATGTTAAATTCGCGTACTGTGAAACGGTTAATCATTTCCGCCCACATAACACCTTCAGTTACGTTAAATTTAAGAGTTCCGGCGATAGGTTCAATACCAAGACCTCGTGCACGAATTACTGGGAAGAATTCTTCACCAAATAACTGTAGACGTTTGTTAAAGTTCCAACCGTTAGTACCACATACACGAATTGTTATTTCGTTGTCCATTTTATAAACACGACCAAGGGTGAATGCGTGCAAGTTACCAGAACGTCTTGCTGGGAGATTTAACTCTGGGTGAGAATCTCTGAAGTCGTAATACGCTGGATCGTTTTCCCAGTCAGCTAGATAAAAGTTGGTGTTAGCATACACAATCGGTTTACCGTATGTACCATCACCATTATCAAATGTATGATCCCAAACTACGAAGATGTAGTTGTATGCGTTGTTAGTTAGTTCTAAGTTTGGTGTACCTTCGAATTCAGAATAGAATAATTTTCCGCCTTGAGCACCGTTAAGTGTCATAGGCTCACATTCACCAATTGGTACACCTTCTACAGAAGAAGCTTCCCTCTTCCACATCCCGCCACCATTTGCTACACGTACGGTACCATCACCATTATCCTGAATGATACCGCCGAACAGACGAACAGCGGAGTTGATGTTTGCCCAATAGCGCTCTTTATCGACGAGGTCATCTAAAAGAACAAATTTGTCGTCGGCAAAATCTTCGTGTTCGAAAAAACGATCATCACGAAAGTCAAATTCGTTTTCAATTAAGTCTTCTAAGTACGGTTTTGAACCGACATATATTTCTCTACCCATGATTTACTCCCCTTAATTATGCGATTTCTTCAACGCCGAAAACAATCACGTTTAGCGAGTCAAGAGTATCTGACTTAACGTATAATGCGTCACCTGCACCTAAAACAATTGGACTTCTTTCTAATGTACCTTCCAATGGAATTGGAACGTTATAATCGATTGCATCATATTTTGAAACATCGTCAGATGTCATCGCAGCAACGATTGAGGCGTTTCCGATTGAAACTGAAACGGTTGGTGTTACTAGGTAATCATCACCGGGTTCATCGACTTGAACTTCTTTAATTCCATATAGAAGTGTGCTTTGATCGATTGCAGCGCCTGTACCGTCACCGCCGGTGAAAGTAACATTATCTCCACTGCCAATAACATCCTGATAGCGGCCGCCATCATTAATTGTAAATCCAGTAATTACGCCATCAACGTCTACAGTATCTACTGTGATTTCAAGGTTAGTGTCACCGTTTTGCTTGTTAATTGCATCATCTGCTGAAAGTACATCGCCAACGTTGTAACCGATTGATCCATTCACTAAATCAAAGGATTTTACTTCCATAGATACGACTGACGCTGAAGCCTGAACTGGTACATCGCCTGTAGCGTTTTCGATAGCCAGATTTGGCACAGTATTATAGTTATTGCCACCGTCAATAATGGTCAATGAGGCAACCTGAAGATCTGTTGCTTCTCTAATACTAATAGTAGTTCTGATTTCTTGAGCGACAGTATTGATATTAGCAATGTTCAATGTAGCAACCGCTCTGCGGTTTGCTGGACAAGTATATACCAATGTGTCAGCAGTAGAAGCGAGAACCTTTCCTAAAATGCTCATTTTATTCTCCTGTTAATTATTTTAATTGTATTTATATTCTATTTAAAGAGCGATGCGTAGAGCATTAGATTAAACTGCGAACCGTTCATTGCTTGTTGATTTGCAACCGCTGCCGCATCTGTTAATGCTGCTGAAGCACTATCGACACTGGCAGTTGCTGCTTCTGCACTCGCTGTTAAATTATCTGTTGCGTCCTGAACCGAACTTTCTGCTGCTGAAACATATCCATTAATATTTGATTGTGCCGCAGATGCAGCCGTATTGATATTAACTGTTGCTGTATCAACGATCGATTGAATGTCACTATTAAAATCGCTTTCTATTGTCGACAAGTCTGTATTGATATTGGCAATTGCAGTGTTACCTGCTTGCTCAATTTCAGCAATTTTGTCATCGCCTGCTTCCATTACATCGTAAACAGTTGCGCGGCCACCGATTTTCTCTAATGACGTACTTAAATAAGCCAATTCTTCAGGAGTTGCTGTAGTAAGATCCGTTTGAACCTTATTATAGACCGCCTGTACTGCTTCTTTTAATGCCATTGTGGGTTTTCTCCTTTAAATTTTTTAAATCTTACCTAGTAGATTGAGGCCAAAAAAGTAATTCTTCTTCATTTTGGCAATATCATCTAATGCTAATTGGAACTCTTCTCCGGTTACGTCACCACCAGAACCTGATGTTCCTGCATTGTCAAGAATTAACTGGAATGTTTCATCTTTACTGTAAACGTCCAAATTAGTTCTTGCTAATAACGTACTAGATAAGTCACTTAAGTTGTTCGAACTCTTTAAATTATCTACATTTGTATTATTTATATAAGCTTTTACCGCGAAGGAACTTGGAATGTCTGTAAAAGAAGCATTGTCGAGTGTTAAACTAGTATTAAGCTCATCATTTTGTACAACTTTATCAAGATCAATCGGTGAAGTTACTGATAATTGTGAAACCTTAAACTGTTCATCATCAGTATATGCATTTGTGTTGTCATTACTTTCGTACGTTGTTTTAATTGTTTCTTTCGAAATAGCGTTCAGGTATATATCCTGATCCATAATTTTTTCGAAAGATGATGTACTTCCATTGCCGTCTGTGACAGCTGTTACTTTATAGATAGCCCATTTGGCGTCGCCATCATCAACAACGAATACATTGTCGCCAACTGTTAAATCCGCTAGTGCGTCTTTAGCGGTATGATCATCTACAGTGAAACTACTTCCAAGATTAATCTCTGCGACTCTAATTAAACTTTCGACTTCAGATCTATTGTAAACATCTAGGTTAATGCGTGCTGTTGCAGCCGAAACCAAACTAGCTAAGTTGTCGTCTTTTCTTAATAAGTCATTATCTTGCACATCTTGCAATGAATCAACTTGTGCATGAATTTCGTTAATAGCACCGATTAGAGTAGGATTGTTAGTATCTAATGTGTTATTGCCAATATTTGTTAATGTTTCTAAAGCAATAATACGATTTTCTTGGTCATCGGTTTGTGCGTGGATTTCATTAATAGCTGAAATGATGTCAGTGGCAGTAGTATCTAATGGAATTCCTAAACCAGATAATGTCTCAAGAACAGATGCTCTGTCTGTATTACTATCAATTTGCGTATGTAATTCGTTTATAGCGTGAGCTAAATCAACCGCGGCAGTGTCTAGTGTTGTACCCAGGCCAGTGAAAACTTCTACTGTATAAACTCTCGAGGTATTACTATCAATCTGAGTATGTAATTCGTTTATACTTCCAATCAAAGTTTGATCGGATGTATCTAAAGTATTATTGCCTATATCAGTTAAAATTTCTAATGCAATAATTCTCGCTGTACTATCATCGGCCTGTGTATGAAGTTCGTTAATTGCCGGAGCCAATGCAGTGGCGTTAGTATCTAATACGATTCCTTGGCCGGTGAACCCAATTAAACCATTTATTTCGTAATGGTGTTCATCAATGTGTTGGTAATTTAAATCGATAGCTTCAACGACTGTCGTTGCACCATTACTAAACTCGGCATTTAAAAGACCAGAAGAAACTTCAATATAATGTAATCTATCGTCAATGTTATTCGAATTAGCTTCGATCTCGTTAATAGCGACAACAAGATTATCATGCAACGTAGTTTCTAAATCGTTAAGTGAACCAATTTGCGATTGAAGACCGTTATCGACTGATACTAGGTCAGCGAGATCTTGTATTAAATTCTCTATGGAACTTTGTTTTCTTAATATTTTAGCCACTATTAAACTCCGATTTTTTAACTATTTATATCTTAATTGTTAAGTAAGATACTTTAGCGTATTTCCCATCAAGATAATCTGCACCATCAAAAACTAAGAAATTACCATTCACTGAACACGTGTAATCTTCACAAACATTGGTTGAAGAATCGTCGAAAACCATTGCCATGTCATTTACTATTGTTCCAACTGGAATTCTTGGCAATGTCGCGTAATCGTTGTTGATTAATAATCTTGGCGAGGTATACATTTCAGTATAAAGAATTGACCAAATTTCGTCCAAAGCATCTTGAACGTTTGATGACGAAACATTTGAGACTGTTCTATCATATTCAATTTGGCGCGACTTTTCAATTTGACCGTCAAAGTTAAGTACAATTGCACCATGCGTTTCGTTCACTGCCGCAATAACACCAACTTGCTGCTCTAAACCTGCTGTTGGTTTAACATTTGTAAATTCACCAGTAGGTCCCATGAATAAAATATCGCCTTTTTGGAACATAGACGTATTAACAGGATGAGCATCGTCAAAGTTGTCATAAATACCACTAATAATGATAGTAGCTTGTTCTGTCGCTAATACATCTTCTTTAACTATACCCAGAGCCGTACCCTGGCCGTCATGTTTTTTAACAGACGCTTCGTTTGGATTCAAGTTATTATCTTGAATCATTACTATATCGCCACGTACTAAATCTTCGTCGGCAATAACATTATATTGAAGTGTGTTAGCGTGAATTAAGTTACTTGGACTCGTGAGTACTTTATTGAACATTTCGAAACGTTCATTTCCCCAAAGACCAGTCATCATGTCCTTTAATGTTTCAACAGATACCCTATAAGAAGTATCATCTCGAGTCAATAACATATAATCATGATAAGACTCGGCATCTTGTGCTAACAACTCTTCTAAATCGTGTATCGTTGCATATGCCATTTTATTCTCCTAAAAACTTTTTAGTACTACAATGTACTACTTAATATATTTGAAACTGTATCAGTGCCAACATTCTTCATTCTTAACTGAATGTATTCAGCTACGTAAATTGGTTTAATATAAACATCGACAACAATTGCGTTTGGATCATTTTTATCAGGGTGAACTTCAACTCTACCCCAATCAATGCCGCGACTAGCTTTTACATTTTCTAAGAAACGTTTAACTTCTGATGTAATCATGCCGCGTAAATCCACAGTGTTCTCTTTAAATAGGTGTAATCTTAAATTTCTAGCTACTATTTTTTCGACATGGTTAAATAATGCTCGAACATTTACCCTATTAAACGATGTTGGAATAGTCGTATATGTCTTCTGAGTCATAAGTGCACCGTCTTCAACAAAGTTAAGACCATTCCTGTAATAAATTTTCTTACGTCTATCGTCAACTTGAATAAGCATTTTATACATATTTTTAATGATGCCACGTTCTAGACCAGCTGCGACTGTCCATGGCGAATCATAACTCGATTTCGCCTTTAGTCCAGCAATATCGCCAGCTATATTAATTGCTCTATACTTATTAGTGAATGGATCAAGCTGTTGTTTAGCATTCATTGTAAAGTGTACATATTGACTAAACGGAATACTATCAAGATATTTGTCAATCTCAACATAAACATCTTCAGATTTATTAAAACCGAAAAATTGTTGTTTAATTAATAATTCTCTATGATCTTCAAGATGGAAAATCTTTTTAATGCCAAATTGGAATATCTCTAAGAACGTTAAATAAATCGCAGGGATGCCAATAAATGCAATGCAATCTTTTCGTGTTTCTGCAATATCTACTGCTAGAGCATTATCTATGTCATTACCGATGATAATATCAATATCATAATTATCGACATGTTTTAATATTTCGTGTGATTCTTTAAATAATATAGATGAAGGTACGCTATTAGCTCCACCATTCAATTTAATGATATTATCACCGTAGTACGAACGTACCAATTGAACACCGGAATTTCCGTCGACTAATGCATAATTACCATCAATTAAAAATATGTCGCCATCAGCGCTGATATCATAGTTGCCATTATAGAGATATTCATTCCCGTTAAAATAATCAAAATTCCCATTAAAATGCATATAATTTTCGTCGTAAAACGCATTACTATATGCACTTAAACGTGACTTAACGTAAATGTAATTAGATTCGTCGTTTATTTGATCGATATTTGTTGATGTTTTAAAGAAACTTTCTACAACCTGATCTTTTCTGAAAATAACGAAACCATAATAATCTTCTTTAAAACTTGGAAAAACGTCTCTTGCTTTCGTATTACCTTTTAATGGAACGTTTAAGTCCCAATCAACCTTTGTAATAACTGCTACTGATAATAGGTTTCCCCATTCACCAGCTGTTTGTGCGACAAATGTAAAATACTCGTTTGAGGGAACAACGATTGTCGATTCCTTTTCCCTAAATTCGTCATCGTCATTAATGACGTCGATAGGGCCTATCGATGATGCATTAAATGTATAGTCACCAGAGGATCTATTAACCCATATACCATTAGCATATTGTAGATAATTATATACCTGATACCAGTCGTTGTAATTAGAGTTTGTAGCCCTACCAAATGTAAGTTTAAACTGATTGGCAGTCTTAATGAAAACTGGTTTATTAATCGGACCTTTTTCGAACATCCCAACGAACGCGGCAATGTCGCCGCTTTCACGATAATATATCGGTTGAACATTATCTGCGGTTGTTGTAATTACATCAGGAGTCATCAGCTCTTTTACCTTGTTTTATACTATTTATAAGCAGGTAAAAGTGCTACGAAGTCTTTTGGAATACTCCTATTGGCATATTTTATTTCATTGATGATGTCATATGTAGTCTTCCATACGTCACCGATCCATATAGAAAGTGCTTTACACTCATCGTAATAATGATTTCCAGTAACTAAATATTTAGCGATAGAATCTTCGGTTTTGTATCCTAAACTTTTAACAGTTTTTGTAATGTGCTCCTGCGCTAGTTTTTCTAGCACAGGGATAGCAACTATTTTTTCTAATTCTTCTTTTGATCTTCTCATTATGATACCCTTATTGTAAAGTTTCCATCAATCAGTGCAGTAAACCTAATAATTCTATCTTCGAATTGTTCAACGTTGAATTCTTCACCAATGTGTGCATATTGATGAGTTACGTTACCGTCATAACTAATTACCGTTCCAGAATATACCGGTGTTTGTGTTTCTTGTGAAGTCTTAAAGATAACAGCTAAATCCAACTCTGTTGCAAGAGTATAAGTTTCTTGCGACCAATCTTTAATAGCTTCTGCCTGAATTGAATCCATTCTATTGATTTCGATTGACATCGCCTCAGTTAATGCTTCAAATTCGTTGTTATTTGTACAAGTTACCCAATTCTCATTTGTATTAAACCCGGATATTTGAACTTTATTGCCATCTACGTTGTAGGAATCAATAACTGGATAATTGCTGTTTTCAAAGTCGTTATAAATGAATACAATATCCCCATCATCCATTTGCTTCAAGATAATATTGTTTGTATCCCAAACGTTGATTACTGTATCAGTTAAAACATCAACGAAATCTTCATCTACAATCTTAATATAGGCTGAACCAGTATCAATGTTTTTGTACGTAATCATTGTATTTCCATTGCTCATTGACCAAGCACTAATATAATCTACACCGTATGTTGTCCAAGGAGTGGTCGCTGTAACTTGAGACCCGGCTGAATTATATATTGCGTATGACGCATAATTGTTGTTTGAGCCATCTGAAAATACGAATAAAATATTATCGTTGTTTAGCGTTTTAACATGTTGACTAATTGTCTGTGAAGCATTGAATGTAGTTTCTGGTACAATGATTGAACCTGCTGTATTCATCACGACAAATTTGCCATGCCCAGTTACACCGTCAGTCCAAGAAATAACACCGTTTGTACTGCTTAGTTGTGTCATATCAATCTTACTTGGAAGGTAGGCGAATGTTTTCTTAGTAACTACAATCGATGTTGATTCGTTTATAATTAGGAATTTACCGTTATCATCTGAATCTCTAAATGCTAACGCAACATTTCCTTGCTGAACTTCGTGAGCGGTTAACTCATGTGTTTCATCGTTATTAAAGATTTTATTATTGTAAAGAATATCACCATTGTCATCGATTACAATAAATTTACCTTTATATGAATCTCCGCCATCTTCATATGCAATAAGAACTTTATCAGAACCCAACTTACTAGCAATGATATTCCTAGAATCATTCAGATTAAACACTTCTTCTTGTCTAATAATTTCACCTTTCTTGTTAAGAATGATGTAAGACCCGAAGTTGTTACCGTTCAGTGCTACTAAAGTTCTTCCACTTGTCATAGAGGCATGTTCAAAATCAGTAACATTAAATTGTTTAATTACACGTTTAATGAAATCATATGAAGTTTGTGCGTTATTGTATTCCCATGTGCCAGCATTATTTCTAACTATATTTCTTATGCCATAACCTGATTGTGCAACTGCCCATGAATCACGATCGTCATTGCTAATTGCATAATATAATTCTTGCGCATTTTTAGTTTCATTAATAGTAATATCGTTGATGTCAGTCCAAAAATCAGTGTTAATTGTACCAACTGCACTTGTTACTGCTGGGAAGTACTTATCGGAAACAAATTGGACTTCGCCAAGAACGAAATATGTTAAATTTGAACCTATCGATGCTAATTGTGCGCCACCGAAGTTTAACAATAATCCAGTTGAATTTGTTTGATAACCAAATGTCGTTGAACCGTAGAAAGTAGCAGTTGTTAAATCATAAGGGGTTGTTAATGTAAACTGATCAACTTTATAGTCATTATCTACAAGTAAAAACATGTGTTTGCCGTCAGGAGACATTTCAAAACCAGTGATACCATTAAGACCTATAGTTGAACTTAAATCTTTTATGTTTGCACTAGCAGCATTGATTGTAGTGATATCCCATTCTGACATAGGTATCGCTGTAACTCGTCCAGCATGAGTAGTACCAGCTATGTAAATTGTGGTACCGGCTTTATTGAATCTGAAACCATGAACAGAAGTTTCTTGATATGCACCGCCTGAAATAGTTTGGTTAACACCTAAATATTGTAAACCATTTTCTAATGCATTTATAATCAAAATATCCCATTCATAAATGATTGCAGATGTATCATTCGTCATTGTGTAAATTTTATTACCATCTGGATGGAATACGAGAGATGGTGCAAGTGATGACTGAACACTAGATATATCCCATGTGAACGTTGTTGCAGTTGTACCCAATGTACTAAAATCATAAGGCACGGTTGCTGTATAATATTTCGCTTCTGTCATCGTAACAACATAGAAGCGTATACCTTCGTTACACCATGAAACAGCGGCACCAGCTTCAACAGCAGATGAAACAATATTAAAACCACCAGCGTTAAGAACGTCATAACCTGAGTTATAGCTTGAAAGCTGTAAAGAATTATTAACATCCGCGAGAGCGTACATTTTCCAATCACCTGCATCGATTGGAAGTGTATCATTAAAATTATTGATAATTTGATAGTTGCCCGTAACATCGATAAGAATAGCTTCGCCGCCGTTACCTACAATTCTCATACCGATATTTTCTGTCGTAAACGATCCTTCGCCTAATGTAAACACACCATTAGAAATAGAGTTACTTGGTTTAATCGTCGTATTTAGTGCGTAGTCACCGAACTCGTATGCGTTTTGATTAACTTGCCATGTGTTTGAAGTTTGGTCGAGCTGTGGGATTTCATAAGCAACTGTTACTGAAGGCGTACATCTAATTTCATTTTGCAGAATATCAATCGTTTCATTCGCAACGAAAGATTTCTGCAAATACGCCAATGTTTTGTCGTAATCGGTGTTGCGTATTTCGTCAAGTGCACCCTTGACTGTTGTCGCAATTAAATTAGTATTAGAATTGTCGTAAGTGATTTCTTCTATACCTGCAACAATATTATCAACGCGAGAATCTTGCGCGTAGTCACTTTCGACGAAATCAGTAATATCGTTTTTAACGAGTGAAACTGCACCTGTTTTACCAGCTACGCTTGTGACTAGGTTAGTATCATCGAAGAACATAGAAGCATCGACGTCAAACGTACTATCATCACTACGAGTGAAACGTAGAACGTTATCCGCTGACACATATTCACCCGATATGATGTATGCTAAGTTGGTGTCGTCTAAGTAAAGCGAAAGATCAATAGTCTGTAAAACACCGTCGATGTTTGTGTATCTTAATTCGTTTCCAACAATACTTAAATCTGTACTAAGATCTAAATCACCTGCACCAATGATCGTTTGACCATTTATTGATTTGATATTTGTTCCACTAACTAATGTGTCTTGCTTCGCATTTAAGGAAGTCTGAAGATTCGTAACATCATTAATTCCGATGGTGATGTCACCAGTTCTACCAGAAACGGAAGTTACTAGATTAGTGTCATCAAAGAACATAGAAGCATCTACGTCGAATGTGCTGCCATCGTCTCGCGTAAATCTAAGAACATTATCAGCAGCAACATATTCACCACCAGTGATATATGCTAGATTAGTGTCATCTAAATATAAAGAAAGATCAATGACTTGAACAGTACCATCGATATTAGTATAACGTAATTCATTACCAACTTTAATTAAATTGGTTGTTAAGTCGACATTGCCTGCTCCAAGAAGACTATTCCCATTGACTGTTCTTAAGTTCTGTCCACTGATAAGATTATTTTGCTTAGCATCTAATTCGATTTGAAGAAAATTAACATCATCAATTTCTAATTGAATATCGCCTGTTTTTCCAGAAACGCTGTTAACTGCAGTAAATTGTGATGTGTTTCCATAAACGTCAGTCCATGTAAATACACCACCCGTGTTAACCAAAGTTGGATTAACGACTAAATCGCCACTTCCTAGAATTGTTTGACCATTAATAGACTTTATATTATTAGTAGAGCTTAATGCATCTTGTTTACCGTCAATCTGAATTTGGAATAGATCGATCTGAGTCTGCAAACCTGCATCACCTGTATTGATACTTGTTTGCAAATCAGAAAGTTGTTCGCTTAATCCAGTGATATTACCAATGTGATGAGCATGCGAATTATCTTTAACTGTTACATTGCCGAACGTATCAACGCTAATGCCTGTGCCAGATTTAACACCGCCAAGATGTACTCCAGCGACAGGGAGAGAATAATTATTAGCGTTATTTTCGATTGCGGCTAATTTTTCACGCTCAGCTACAGTGAATTCTTCGAGATTAGACCATTGAATTTGGTTGTCTGTACCAAGAACACCGATCTCTCTTGTGTCATTAGCAAAAACAATTTCGCCAACAACAGGAGGATCTTGAATCAAAGATTCTTTAGAACTTGTTCTTAAAATTATACCAGTACCAGCCATCTATTTTTCCTCTAAATTTTTATTATATTTATAACAAATAGATGACTGGATTTTAGATTACGTTTGGTTGAACTCCATAACCTAAGAACATTGAAGCAAATGACGTATAATCAAATAATGTTTGACGTTTTAATCCTTTAATAATTGTAGCGTTATTAAATTCTTCTTTAGAGTCAATCCATGATTTAAACATATGTTTTTGAAACGGCGTAAACTGCATGTCTTTACAATCGGCCCAAAACGGCGTATCAGCACGTTCTGCTAACGAATAATGCATTTGTACAAAATCAATAACGTCTTGAACGGCTTCTTTACATTGATTATTAAAGATTTTTTTACTGTAAGGATAATCAATACCGAATGTTCCTAAAACTTCAACTAAATCGATAACTTGCTTCTGGAATAATGCAATTCCTGTACTTTCTAACGGCTCAACGAACGCTGAACTTAAACCAATAGGAATAACGTTTCCTTTCCAAGTTTCATCCCATGATCCAGCATCGAACGGAACTTCTCTAAATGTTAGTTCAGATGTATTATAACCAAGATTAGCTAAATATTCTTTAAATTCTGATAAAGAATCTTCATAAGATTGATGTCTTTTGCTGAATACATAACCAGTGCCTATTCTATCTTGAAGAGGAACCGTCCATACCCACCCAGAAGACAAAGCAAAGCATCTCGTCGTATTAACTTTCTGTGTCTCAACATCTAAATATGGAAGTTGCACAGCAACAGAACTATCACAGTACAATCTATCTGAAACACTTTGCCAAGATGCTGAAGTTTTACTAATGAGTAGCTTTTTAAACCCTGTACAATCGATAAACAAGTCAGCCACAATTTCGCGGCCATCTTCCAAGACAAGTTTTTCAATAACGTCATTTTCTATTATAACATCCTGCACTGCACTTGTAAACAGTTTTACGTTATCTTTTTTCAAAGTTTCGTTTTTTAAGAAATCACCATACTTTATACTATCGATATGATAACCCGGCGTTTGATACAATGCATCTGATGTCATTAAATCAAAATCATTAAATCCTTCAGTTCTTTTCTTAGCTAATGGAAGTTTATCGCTAAATACATTGTATTGTGTATCAGTTAAGCCATCAGAAATAATTTCATTTATTGCGTGTTCTTCAATGCCTGTACCAGAAATAAATGGATGTGTCCAAATATGATCTTTACGAGCAAAATCAGAAAATTCTATTGTTAATTTTATAGTAGCATTAACGGCATTAAAGAAATCCTTTTTATTGATCCCATATATGTTATGAAACGCATTTATAAGAGGAAGAGTACTTTCACCAACACCAATAGCATTATTAACTTCAGGCTCAATGACAGTAATAGATGAATCTCTTAAATGTGAAAGGCCTAGCGCGGCACTCCAGCCTGCCGAGCCACCACCAACGATAACAATATTATATGACATCTATGGCAGCTCTCGCAATTGCTCTATTTTCTAAAACTTCTTGCGGGATTGGTTCACCTGTTTCCATTTGGCGAATCACATACCAATCAGTTGACGCAAGATATTGGTGATGAATCATGTTTTGTTGAATAGTTAGACCAAGTTCAACATTTTCAACGACATTTTCGTTTATGTAAGTTTGGACTTCATCTATTTGTTCGTCATCTAATTCTATTCTAATATTGTCTAATTTAATATATTTAGAATCAGGCGTAAAGACTAAATCATGATATGTAAAACTAAAGACTGGTCTCTTAGCAGATATTAGTTTTTTCATATTTTCGTCATAAGCTTCTATGACGTTTCCTCTAACAATTAATTGTTCAATCATTTTTCATTCCTTTATAAATCTGTATAACAGCTACATGATGGTGCAGGTGTACCGGATTGCCCAGGCCATCTATATGACCAGAATGGATAATTTCTTAATTCACACTCAGCAACATATTGACAATCGTAGAAAGAAGGGCAGCAAAATTCACAACACTGAACACAGTATTGATCTAATCTCCAGATATTATCATTATTAAAACGCGGATCATTACCGATATATGACCAAGTACAACCCCAAGTATCACACATTGGGAAATCAGCGGGCGCCTGATACCACGATCCATTGTCATATAAAGCTTTGCACCCGCAGCAAGGCGATCCGTAACTAGTAGTAGAACCAGCGGCTGCCAAAAACCACCATCCACAATGAACAACATAACAGTTATAAGGATTGCAAACTGTGCAACTTGGAACAAATGTGCATTCTATACATTCACCAATAACTGTTTGCTGAAAGTTATTTGCATATGTTTTACCCCAGATTTCTACGCCATTTAATTCCAATGATAGAATATCTTGGAAATCGCTTAAGTTATCTTTATGTATTTCCGTGATTTGGCTTAAATCAACATTAGGCATGTTTTGTCCTTCTAGTTAGTATTAATTACTAGTGTAGTGCCTTCAACAGTAATCCTTGTCTGTAACAATGTCAGTACTTCCGATTCAGTTGTTTTACTATCAATAGCACCATATATTCCATTTACCACGGAATCTGTCTCTGTTTTTGTGTAATAATTATTCAACGCGCTTGTTATTTGCGCAGAAGAGTTATTAGATGCACTCGTAATTGCATCCGAAATTAATGTATCAACATCACCTCTATTATAATAATTATTAAACTGCGCATTAATAATATTCTGCAAATTCTGAATTGATGTACTTAGAAAAGTGCTTGTGTTTGATACTAGTTGAGCAGCCGTCGCATCAACTTCTTGTTTAGCCAATTCAATTTCTATGTCAACTTCTTGTTTAGTATAAACGTCAGTTACATCTGCTTTCTGCGACAGTTTCTGGTCAATTAGTGTACGAGTATAAGTATCGGCTTCACGAAGGAGGATTAAATTATCTATTTCCTCCCTATTATAAATACCGCTTCCGCCTAGATCTTTAGCGCCATCTATGTTAGCCATATCTTATCCTCATGCAACAAACATGCGTCTATCAATTACGTATGTAACTGTCTGAGCAACTGTTTGCGTAGTAGTAATTTCTAAAGTTCCAGCATTATCGATGATACCGTAAGTTGCAAATCTTGATGCACCACTAAATAGTACGCTAGTTTCAAGAATTGAACCTTCAACAATCAAATGCTCAGTGATTTGAATTTCAGAAGTTGATTCATTTTTAGCACGAATAATAACTTTACCTGAATTGTAATCGGTTGAAGCATATGAATCAATAACAGTTTCATCAGTAACAGAAACACTATTCGTATTAACGCGCTCTTCTACTGAACCAACATCAATTCCTGGTGTTTGAACTACACCGGCATTAACGATAAGATTGCCACTTGTGATCGTCAAATCATTTTCAACTGTTGCAGTGTCAGTAGCATTGATAGAAGCTAATGATAAATCAGTACCGTCAGTCGTAGTAATGCTTGAATCTGAAAGCTGTCCAGTCGTATCAGTGAAGAAAGGCACTGCATTCGCTGTACTTGTAATTGCATCAACTTTACCAGATATTAAATCAGCCAAGTCAAGGCTAAATGTTGAAGCATCGTCTCTCGTGAAAGTTACAAGTGTTGAGCTTAATGATGCGCTTTCGATTCTGGCTAAGTTCGTATCGTCAATTAGTGAACTCAAATCAATATCTGTTGAGGTACCTTCTTCATCGATAAACGTTAGTGTATTGTTGGCATATGAAATAGATGTAACTGTTTCAGCTTCAACCAAAGTTAAATCACCAGCAGCCAAGATAGACCCGCCGTTAATTGTTTTAATGTTTGTTCCAGAAACTAACGCATCCTGTTTAGTATTAAGATCGTTCATGTTGGGAATTTCTGTACCACCGGCACTCACACCATCATGTAATCTTAAGCGACTATTTTCAGTATCTACAAAAAGTTCAGCTACTGAACCTGTCGTAGAATCAGCTTCGGCCGTCGTACCTCTTCTGAATTGTAATGTAGTTGCCATTTAATTTTCCTCTATATTTTATCTTTATTTATATTCTGTTTAGTCTAAATCAATTGTTCCAAGAAGACCATCTTGTAAATCAATCACATCGTTGCCAGTTGACAAATCACCAATAATGAACGTAAAGTCTAAGTCGATGATTTCGTCATCATTCATAAGATCAATTACGCCTGAACCAGTCATTAGATCTTCTGGAAGTTTAACATCATATTTGCCAGCATTTGTAAGTAATTTTCTAAAGAACTGAACTTGTGTACTTTCATAATCTGGAGTAAATAGAACTTGGAATTTACCGTCGTTTATCTGATAGTCAAATGTGCCGAGTGACGTACCCATATTTGAAATAACATCTGAATACGCATTAAAATTATCATGCATAATCATGACTTTTAGATTATTAATACCTTCGTATCCAGAAACTAAAATATTATATTCGCCTGACATGAACTCCGTAATATCAAATTCATCGATGATTTCAGTGTCTAGCGACAAATAACCTTTTTTGTGCTCAATTAATGACGAAGTTATTGTATCGATTTCGTCAGTTGTATAAACTGGTGTCGCTTCATCAATAATAACTTCTTGAATTTCAACATTATCGTTTTGACCGATATTTTCGGCAAGAATAATTGTTTGACCATCATTAGCAGTAAAGTCAGTATCTTTTAAAAGTTTTATACCATTTAGATAAACGTGAACTTCATTCGGCGAATACTCTATATTAATAGTATTCGTTGTAGACGTTGGGGTAAAAAACTGTGAATTTGTTCTGCCGTACATCAATAACTTAGCATCGGACAGGCTTGTCCAAACGACATTTTCGCCGTCATTCGTAAGAATTTTATTTTGTTCTAATGTAGGTAGTACATCTTTAGGACTTAATGTTATATCGCCAGTCTCGCCATTAAGTGATGTTACTGCAGTCGAAAGAACATTTATAACTGTTTCGTCACCGTTTTCATCGGTGTAAGTCAATGTACCATTATCGAAGTCAAGAGAGGTTATTGTTTCTTCTGGAACAGTACTAATATCGCCGGATCCTAATATGGATTCACCGTTTATCGTTTTAATTCCTACACCAGATTCTAATATATTTTGTTTAGAATCTAATGCAGTTTGAAGATTAGTGATGTTGGATATCGAATGTTGATGTGAGTTATTTTTAACTTCTAACTTTCCGTTAGCGTCGATGATAACAGAATCACCAGCAGTAATACCACCTAGGACAGTTTGAGTAGCCGAAGGCAAAACATAGTTATTGGCTCCTTGCTCAATTCCGTCTAGCTTTAATAAATCTGCAGACGTCAATTGATTAAATTTTTTCCAACTTAACGTACCGTCTTGCAACAACATACCCAATTCGTATGTATCTGTCGCAAAAACAATTTCGCCTTGACGTGGCGGATTTGACGTTAGCGAGGTTTTAAGTCCTCTTCTAAATAATATACCTGTAAAAGCCATACGTTTCTCTCTTGAAATTTTATTATATTTATAATAAATAAATACATGTACAAGAATGTTAAGCAAGGTTGGTACGAATTACTCAACCCGAACAAATTCATTAAACCAATCGATGAGCACATGCAGTCATTTAAAGACGGCAGGGTTAACTATAAAAGTTCGCTAGAATTAAAAGCGATACGTTATGCTGACTACAACAAACACATCACAAAATGGTCATTAGAGCCATTCAATATTAAATACACAAAGCCTACAGATGGAAAGGTTCATAGATATTATATTGACTTATTTTTAGAATTTAGTACAGGTGAAAAATTTTTAGTAGAAATAAAGTCAAAAGGTGAAACTATTCCACCGAAAAAGCCTTCCAAGAATACTCAGAAGGCTCAATTAAATTACCAAAAAGCAATACAAACATACTACGTAAATCAAGCTAAATGGAACGCTGCAAAAGAATTCGCTAAACTGAACAAAATGAAGTTCATCGTTTTAACAGAAGATCAATTAAAATAAAATTTTTGCAATTTCAATTTTTTTAATATACCATTTAAATGACTCAAACATTCGTGATGCATGTGGTAAAATAACCAAATGAGTTTTATATTTAGATGATATTAGATTTTCTGAATTATTGATTTGTACATTTTTATATTAGAATTCACCAAAAACATCATCTTCAGTTTTATCGACGATAGGCCTAACCACTTTTTCATCTGATAATCCGCCTGTTTTATTAACCGTTACGACTGATGGTGTAACTTCCGCTTCGACGTCTTGTTCTGTTCTTTCGTCAATTAACTCTTGGAAATACGTATCTAATGTTTCATATGGAGTAACTGGATCAACTGAGATATCGACATTATCTAGTTCATTAATCAGAGAAACATCGTATGGTTTACATGTTAGTTTATAAACTGACTTAGCATCATTATGTGTAAATAAATTATTAACACCTGGAACAGTTATACTTTGATCAGTAATTTCCATTATTTTATTGTTTGGCAAAATAACTAGACAACCAACTGGGTCAAAACCTTCGTCATCAACAATGTCTGGTATAGGATCAAACGAACTTTTAGCAACAAATAGGTTAATTGTTTCAAAATTTACTAAACCAAATTGAGAAAAATTCGTTTCATTATCCCAATCTTCGGTTGTTTCGGGCAACATATAAATATCATATATTTTGGAGTTGTCTGACTTCATGTGGCTGTAATCACCGAAAACGACATCGTCTCTGTTGATTTTTTCAGTCAATAAAAATTTAGTTAACACTCCATACAGATTTATGAGCTCTTCAGCTAAACTAGTATTTAACTGGTATTCGGGCTGTCCTGTAAAGTTGAAATTCATAAAAACCTCTTTTGATTATATTTATAAATAATCTAAAAACATAAAGGTACAATTAACATGATTTTAAATGAAATAGTTAAAAACTTCTTAAAGCAACCAGAAATGAAGAAGGACGGTGAAAGCTCTGAAGTAAAGAAGGATAATGTATTGGTTGATTTATCTTCAAATGATATGTATCCAACGGGATCGTTTTTTGATGATGAACAAAACAATAATGGGTTGTTTAGCAAAAGTCATGCTACTGACGTAATTTTTAAACAGAAAGAAAAAATTATGAAGTACAGACAGCTGTCTATGACAACGGAAGTGGCTGAGGCTATCGACGAAATCGTTAACGAAATTATCTTTAGTTATGATGATCAAATTCCTCTTTACATTACTATCGACGAAGAAAACCAGAAATTGGTAGATGCGATTAACGAAAAATTCGAAAAAGTGATGGATTTGGTTAACGTCAGAAGAAATCTTTTCCAAATCGTAAAGCGTGCATATGTTGATGGCCAGATCATCATGCATTGTTCTTACGACAAGAAAAATACAAAGGGCGGCATCAAATCGATTAAAATGGTTGAACCATCGATGCTTTATTTTGATGGTAAGAGCAAAACGTATAAGTACATGGCCGAAGATCGTGGCCTCGCAACTGTTAAAGATTCAAATCAAGAATATAGCGTTGAAGAAATCGTAAGAGAAGATTTTGGTCTATATGATGGCCCCGTTAATCTTAGTTACTTGGAATACGCGATTAAACCTGCAAATATTCTTAAAACACTTGAAGATCTTTTGATTCCAATGCGATTTAGTCGTTCAATTTCTAGACGTGTATTTAACGTTGACATTGGTGATTTACCAGCAAAACGTGGTGCTGAAGTTATGAGAGAGCATCAGAATAAATTCAAATATAAGAAATTCTATAATAACGATACTGGTGAAGTTTCTAATCAGCAGCATATTACGTCAATGGTTGAAGATTATTGGTTCGCTAATCGTGCCGGTGGTAAAGGTACAACTGTTGATGTTCTAGATGAATCTGGTAATCTTGGCGAATTAGACGATATTCTTTATTTTGCACGCAAACTTTATAAAGCAATGAAGATTCCAGCGAATCGTATTAGCATTAATCCAGATGGTGATAATGAATTCGATTATGAATCAACACGTGTTACAAGAGAAGATATGAAGTTCTTTATGTTCATCTCACGTATTCGTCAGGTTTATTCTTCGTTGTTTAAAGAGATTCTTAAACGTGAAGTTGTTAGTACTGGCATCATGAAAGAATCTGAATGGGATGATAAAGAGAAATCAGTTAGCATCATGTTTACGAATGAAAATAAATTCATCGAAAAAATGAAACTTGATAACTTTATGGGTAAGTTGGACATCTATTCAACTGCACAAGAATATCAAGGTAAGTTATTCTCTGTCAACACGATTCTTAAAGATGTATTTAGATTCAGCGATGAAGAAATCGAAGAAGAATTTAAGAAAATTAAAGAAGAAGAGTCAGACGAATTATACTCCAAGTTCTACAATAAAGACGAAGAAGGATATTAAAATGTGGGTACTAGTCCTGATAATCGCGTTGAACGCAAACCCAGCAATCGAAAAGATTGGAACATACGAATCTATGGAGAAATGTTTCGATGCCAGAGACAACATTCTTGTTGAATATGGTTCATACGACGGTTTATTCATTACTGGTCTACAAGCGGTCTGCGTACAGTATAAATAAAACAAAAATAGGAAATAAAAATGTTAAAATTTAAGGATTTTTTAGCTGAAGCTGAACTTCCAGATGATTATATTGCTAAGGTAGTTGGTTGGATTATTGATGAACCTACTGATATGTCTAAGTTGACGGTTCAGCGTTCTGGTAAGTTCATCTCTGTTTACTATAACGGGGATTTTAATGAAGAAGTTGTTAAGCAGCAGTTAACTAAAGCTGGTTTAACAATGAAATCAGACGGTAATGGTGATTACTTTGAGAAGTCTAAGGCAGTAATTGAATTTAATGGCCGCCTTTCTATTTCAGATTTAGCTAAATTTGCTTCAACATTTGCTAAAGCCGTTGGTAAACCACCTAAAGAGTTATCTGACGCAGATATCGTTAAAATGATCGTTTCAGTTGCCGAAAAACTAAAACCATACAAGCGTAAGGTTATTGGTACAGCATCTAAAATGGAATCTATTATGATGTACGCTACCAAGATATATGAAGATAAAGCGGCACGTGAAAAATTTATTAAAGAACTTGAAAAACAATCAGGTGTTACTGAAGTATCGTTCCAAGAATTTAACGAAGAATACACAGTAAAAACTGAAGATGGTAGTTATAGTGTTATCGTTTCTCAAGTTGAATCTTACGGCGGTTACGTAATCACCGTAAAAGGTTAAAGGATTAGAGCGCAACCTCTATAAACTATAACTATAAATTTAGCGCTAAATTTGTATTAACCCAAGTATTGCTGATTAGGTTCGTCCATTCAGATTCCGAGTTGAATTGATCGGATAAATTACGAAGGTTTTTCTGAATCTTAGGAACGTAGTTCCTCTGACATACAGAAAGTAATGCTAATAAATTCATAAGGAGAATTAAAAATGGCTGAAATGTTAAGCCCAGGTGTATTTGTGACAGAAGTAGATGCGAGCACTATCGTACCTACAGTTTCTAACTCTATCGCAGTGTTCGGCGGTAAGTTCGTAAAAGGTCCAGTTGGTCAATACACTTTAATCTCATCTGTAGATGATCTAATTTCATTCTATGGTAAACCAACAAATACTAACTACAACGATTTTTATCAGGCATACAACTTCCTACAGTACGGCAATAAGCTTTTAGTTTCTCGTGCTGCTAACGTGGGTGGTACATCAACTTTTGCTGACGAAGTAGCTGCTGCTGAAGCACTTGCTAATGACACTACTGTTGCTGTTGCTGATACATCTGCACTTGAAGTTGGTGCTTTCGTAACGTTTGATGCTCAGGATGCTGTATACAGAATTACTGCAGTTGTTGCTGATACATCTATCGAATTAGATCGTGGTTTAGAAGCAGATCTTGCTGCTGGCACTAACATTAACATTTGGACTGCTGACACTAACGGTGTTGCGGAAGTTTTAGATGCTACAAGCACTGCTACTATTGATGTTAATGATTATGTTGCTAACATGATGGTTATCGAAAATAAAGACGATTTCGACATGAAAGAAACTTCAATCGCAATGTCTAACGCTGATGCTAAATTGAAAATCATCGCACGTTCGCCTGGCGCATGGGCTTCTGGTCTTGAAGTTGCAATTGCTAATCCTGCAGCCTTTGGTGCAACTACACCATCTGAAGCATTTGCTGGCATTTCACTTGACGGCCTATACGAATATGCTCCTACTGGAACAGAGGTTGCTGTAGTCGTTCGTTACAATGGTGAAATTGTTGAAACTTTCACAGTTGATTTTGATGAAACTGCTAAAGATTACAACAACAAGTCTACTTACATCGAGAACGTAATTAACAATCAGTCTAATTACATCTTTGTTAAAGATAACACTGCAAATACAGATTCTGTTGCTGATATGTGTGCATCTGTAAACGGTGTAGCTGGTTCGGTTGTTACTCTATCTCTTGCTATGGATTCTGATATTCAGAATGATGACATCATCGATGCTTACGACATCTTCTCTAACAAAGAAGAACTCGACATCGACATCGTTATTGGTAACGAAAGAGATGGCGGTGCTGCTGCTAAAGAACTAGTAGATACTCGTAGAGATTGTATCGCATTCATCGGCGCTAACTACGCTGATACTGTAGGTAAGAAATCAGCTACTGCTGTTGCTAATCTTGTAGAATGGCGTCAGTCTGGTGCAGTTAACTACAATAACATGTTCGTTGTTGCAGTAGGTAACTACAAATACCAGTACGATCGTTACAACGACAAGTACCGTTGGGTCAACATTGCTGGTGATATTGCTGGTCTACGTGCACAGACTTCTATGAACAGAGCTTCTTGGTGGGCATCTGCTGGTCTAGAACGTGGTCAGATCAAAAATGTAACTAAGATTGCCTTTAACCCAACTCAGGGTCAGAGAGACATTCTTTACAAAAATGGTCTAAACCCAGTATGTTCATTCCCAGGTCAAGGTACTGTAATGTGGGGTCAGAAAACATTGCTTGATAAACCATCTAGCTTTGATCGTGTTAACGTTCGTGGTCTATTTAACACTATGGAACGTGCACTTAGCAAAATGGCTAAATATCAGGTTATGGAATTCAACGATAACTTCACACGTAACAGAATCGTATCTATGGTTAAACCATACTTGTCATCTGTTAAGGCTGGTCGTGGTATTCAGGACTTCTTGGTAATCTGTGATGAATCTAACAACACTGCTGATGTTATCTCGCGTAACCAGTTAGTTGTAGACATCTACATCAAACCAACTTATGTTGCTGAATTCATTCAGTTGAGATTTACTAACGCTGGAACTAACAGTTTCGCTGAAGTAATTGGTGGCTAATTAGATAGCTTTTCAAAGGTCTTCTTCGGAGGACCTTTTATAAAGTTATTTAAAAATAAAAGCGAGTTATCATGAGTACTAAATTAGGAAACGCTATTCTCACGAGAAATAATACTCGTAGACTTCAAAATACTGTTGATAAAAATAAAGTTCAACAAGAAAATGACATTTCAGAATTGACAAATTCTGTTGAAGCAGAGTTAACAACATTTCAACAATCAGTAGACACAGATATTCTAAATCTTTCTAGTTCATTAACTACATTAGAAACAGCAGTTAATTCTTCTTTAGAAACTTTAGAAACGTCGATTAGCGATTCTAACGATTCTATAAATGAGTCGTTAACGACATTAGAGACAAACATCGGCACAACGACTGATGGTTTAGCGGAAGATATCAGTGGAATCCAAACATTTTTAGAAGACACAATAATTACTGACGGAACAGGTACTAAATTATTAGCAGATAATGGCAACTACATTAGTACATTTACTAAACCTTTGCTCATCTCGCCAACTGAACGCATTTCAATTTTAGATACTGTACTCGATACAGTTAGTGTAACAGATATGCTCGTTGAAGTTTCGTCATTGTTTTATTTTACGACAGAATTAGCAGACGACTTTGATGTAAACTTTGCAGCATCTACAAATGATTTGAACACTAATTTAACGGTTGGTCAATCTCTATACGTTGCTATGATCGTGACGAATGGCGATACTGCATATACGTTGAACAGTCTAACGATTGACGACACAGCACAAACGATTCTTTGGGCTGGCGGTACTGCTCCAAGCGGTGTTGCGAATTCTTTGCAAACATACACATTCACAGTTATTAAAACTGCTGATGCTACGTTTACAGTCCTTGGCGCAGTTTCTGACTATGCAGCAATAGTCTAAGGATATCTTATGCCATTATTAACTTCTTTTGCAGCAAACATTCTTTCAAATGCTATGTATCGTCGTGGCCAACGATTTGATGCTGGTGAATTTGATGCTGGTGAATTTGTATATACTACTCCTGGAACGTATTCATTTGTTGTTCCGTCAGGCGTAACATCGGTGTCTGCTGTAGCTATTGGAGGCGGCGGCGGAGCAGTTCGTATCATCTGGGGCGCAGGAAGAGAATTCCCTTCTACTAATGTCGCTTTAGCTGATTCCAATGAGAATGTTAGTATAGTATAGTAAATTATTTAATAAATAGAAATAAAACAGGATTTTATAAATGGCAAGAATTAATACAAAGGCTGGACTTAGAAATTACATTAAATCTCAATTAGGTGCACCGTCTATTAATATAGAAGTTAATGATGCGCAAATGGATGAGATCATTGATGATACGGTTCAGAAATTTACAGAGTATGCTTACGGCACATTAGAAGGATCCGTCATAGTTCAGATTAACGGAATGGGCGAATACGACATGCCCGATACCATGACTAATCTTATCAAACTTTCTAAAGGTAGTACAAGTAACTTAACGAACTTTAGTGCCAATTTCGGTAGCGGATACGTTCCAAATTTATGGTCAGAACAGTTCTTCACCGGATCATTAACTGGCGACATTATTCCAAGTATTATTGCGATCAGTACAACAAAAGCTGTTTTAGACAAATATTTTGCTGACGATATTGCATTTAACTTTAATCATTTAAATAAGAAATTGCAGGTTTTAGAAAACTATAATGGACCAGCTGTTTTGCATTATCAATATGAGTATTTAGCAAACGATGACAATGATTTAGTATTTAATCACGAATGGATTAAAGCTTATTCAAAAGCTAAAGTTAAAGAGTTATGGGGAACAGTGACTGGTAAGTTTGACCAAACTTTAGTTGGTGGGGCTAGAATCAATTATGATAGATTCCTTTCAGAAGCTCAAGCAGAAATTGATTATTTGAATGAACAATTATTGACCAAGTGGTCAGACCCTGCACCTATTGATATTGCATAATTTGTAAGGTATAAAAAAAGGGGCTTACGCCCCTTTTTTTTGTTATTCTAAATTAAGCGAATGGATTAGCTGCAGTTACTGCAACTGAAACATCAGCAGAATCTTCAACAAGAATTTCTTCTTCTGCTTCAACTACTTCAACTACTTCAGGCTCTTTCTTAGCCTTCTTTTTTGCCTTAGGTGCAGGAGCTGCTTTAGCTTCTTCTTTCATAGCAACCATTCCGGGTTTAACTACGGATGGGTTTTCAACAACGTCACCAGCTTGATAAACTTCACCGTCAACGATTGTTTCAACTTCTACTCTGTATTTCATTTTATTTTCCTCTTTGTATTATATCTATATATTTATATACGTCAATTGTAAAATCAGCCACTGCAATCACACGGTGATAACACATTTTAGGTATCAAGTATCCTTGATATGGCTTTAGTTTTATTGGCATACGATTTTCCAGTTGGAGTTCTATTGATCCTTCAACAAGACGGATTTCTCTGTCCTCTTTATCCCTATGCCAAAATAGTTCTCTTTCGTTAAAATCTTTAAAAACTCTACGTTCGCAAACCCACAGCTCGCCAGAAGCAACAATCGTAGATGTATACGGTAATTTACCAGAAATATTTTCCGCCATTTGCTAATCCTAATTGTTTTGCGTAATAAGGTAATCTACAAGACCAATATCCGGGCTTTGTTTTATCTGTCTTAGTATCGCAGTTATGTCTTGCAACGAATGATTTACGTGCTGCTGGATCATTGATCTTAGCAGTAAGGCCGCCTTTTTTATCGCCAAATGTTACTTTAATGATATTGCCCTTATCGTTTTTGACATAAACATAATATTTTTTGCCATCTGGATCTGAATTGCGTTTTGGACTATTTAGTTCAACATCTTTTTCTTCATTTACAAAGGGAAGATCTAGGAAAACATTTTCGCCTTCATACAACGCAGTTTCACCGATATCAGTATTGAGTAATTCAATGTCTGTAGAGTCAAATTCGTATTGATCTTTATTTTCCTTTAAGAATTTAAAGTACTCGACGAATTTTTCCGACTCACGTCTAAAGATACATTCAGTGAGTGGTTTTCCTTTACTGATGTTGTATTTGATTGCCTCTGTAATGATGTATTCATCGAGTTCTGTTAATGACATTATTCACCTCTAAGTCTTTTAATTAAATCAACCGTGCTAATATCTTCTGACGCGTTAATCGTCAAATTATTATTAACAGTCTGTGGCTGTTTTTCTGCATTTTTCTGGATCTTGTCTATGCTTAATAGTACATTAGCCATTTCTTTATAAGATTTGACGAATAAGTCTTGAGCCTGCACAAGCGATCTATTTAATTCAGCAAAGGACATCACTAAAGATGCCCTTTTGTCGTCGTCTGAATCTAACAAATCAAGCGATATAGCACTCAAAACCCTGCGCGCATTGTCTGAGGTTTCTTTAAGTGTATCCCTAACGTATTTAAAATCGTCAGTCATTGTTTCAAGATTTAAGATTTCAGCATACGAAGTACTTTCGTACAATTGAACATCTTTCGTCTTTTCTTTGACGTACCCAACGATATCATCACCTTCAACAACTAGCTCTTCCGATAAATCTAGTTGTTTAGTTATGCTATTCATTTTTTCCGCTAGGGAATTTGCTTTTTCTGTAAAATCCATAGATTTATTTATCTATTTCTTTGAACCGATAATACTTTCGTATTTAAGTAGAACTTTAATGCCATCGTTAAATTCAAAATCGATTCCATCTGTGTTTGGCCAGAAGACAGTTTCACCTTCCGCGATATCTTCAATATCTTTACCAATTGCTATTACATCTCCCATAGTTGGGCGGTTGATTACACTTTTGTTTTCGTTAATCCCAAGAACAAGTCCAGTTTCAGTAACTTCTTCTGACTTTAGTTCAACTGGATTAACTAATACATAATTATTCTTTGGTTGAAATTCTGAACCATTAATGTAAACTCTTTGCGTTGACATATGTTTTTCCTTCTAAATAAAATATTCTGGATGTTTAATTTTGAGCTGCCGAAGGATTTCTTTTTCATTATCAAGTTTATTCCTAATCATGCAAAGAACATCTTCCGGCAAGTTACGGTTAAGGTGAGACTCATAGTCCTTTATCGTTGCAAGAACAATAGAAATTTTGGCTTGAGTCTCATCAAACATTATTTAAACTCTTTAGGCGGTTCGTGTGTAATAGTTGCTTCAGTCGTCAATAGCAATGATGCTATCGAAACAGCCTGTTGAAGAGCCACTCGTTCAACCTTTGTCGGGTCAATAATGCCTGCCTCAATCAAATCAACATATTCGCCGGATGCTGCATTAAAACCAACATTAGCGTCAGAGTTAAGAGTTGTCTGATAAACTACGCCAGTGTCAAAACCAGCATTTTCTGCAATTTGTTTCATTGGCGCAGAAACCGCACGCTTTATAATATCAACACCGATTGCTTGATCACCTTTGAGGTCTACATCAATTTTAGCACATGCTTTAACCAATGCTGAACCACCGCCGGTAACAATACCCTCTTGCACTGCTGCTTTAGTTGCTGCCAATGCGTCGTCAACACGATCCTTCTTCTCTTTCATTTCAGTTTCAGAAGCTGCACCGACTTTAAGAATAGCGACACCACCAGTCATTTTAGCAATACGTGTTTGAAGGTGTTCTTTCATGTATTCATTTTGTTGTTCTTGTTCAGCCTTCAATTCAGCTAGACGTGCATCGATTGACTCTTTTGAACCACTTCCACCGATAATTGTTGTTGATTTTTTACCGACAATAACTTTATCACAAGTACCAAGTTTATCGATAGTCAAATCTTTGTACATATTACCGATTTTTTCAGAAACGACAGTACCATTAGTAATAACGCCAATGTCTTCCAACTGCTTAATACGGTCAGTTCCAATGCCGGGAGCTTTAACGGCCGCAACTTGAATAGTTCCACGTAGTTTATTAACAACTAACGTAGAAAGAGTATCTGCATCAACATCCTCAGTAATAATTAGGAGTGGGCGATTACTTTGCTGACACTGTTCAAGAACTTGTACAATATCCTTAAGAGATGTTAAACGACCGTCTGATAATAGGATATACGGTTTTTCTAAAACTGCTTCCATTTTTGTATTGTCAGTTACAAAATATGGCGACAAGAACCCTCTATCAAATTGCAGACCTTCCACAACTTCGAGTTCATCGTCAATGCCTTTAGCTTCTTCAACAGTGATTACACCGTCTTTACCGACAGCATCCATTGCATCAGCGATAAGCGATCCAATAATGTCGTCTGAGTTAGCGGAAATAGTAGCGACTTGTTTAATTTGTTCTTTATTGTCAATACGAATAGAAACGTTTTCAAGTTCTTTAACGATTGCTGCGCATGCTTTATCCATACCGCGTTTGAGTTCAACTGGATTTGCTCCAGCAGTTACATTGCGTAGGCCTTCTTTGAAAATAGCATGCGCTAATACTGTTGCTGTAGTTGTACCATCACCTGCTTCGTCAGCAGTACGAGAAGCGACGTCTTTGATAAGTTGAGCACCCATGTCTTCAACATGATCGCCCAATAGGATTGTTTTAGCAACTGAAACACCATCCTTTGTAATGTGTGGCGGAACATTATGCCTGTCATCTTCTAGCAAGACGTGACGGCCACGTGGTCCCATTGTTACTTTAACTGCATCTGCAAGCTTTTTTACGCCTTCGTAAAGTTTAGCCCTTGCGTCATCAGAAAAGTGAATTTCCTTCGGCATCATATTAAATTGTCTCCTTCATGATTTAATATTATTATAACTATAATTTAATTAAAAACAGTGTAATTCGAAAAACTAATCGAACAACACAAAAATGCCCAATTCCTCAATTGAGCATTTATTTTATTTATAATTTATTAGAATGAAAAGTCGTAGTACTCTCTACGTTTTCCAACAACCAATCCACCAACATTCATTTTCTTGAATCGGCCTGTTTGACTATCTTTGTAAACCTGTTCAAATCCTTTGTCAGTTACTCGGAATAACCAAGTACGACCTTCAGGGTTACTAGTGTATTCGTAAGATTGTGAATCAGTCATACCGCCATCATCAACACGAGTAGCAATGTCCTGTTGAATAACGATGTAATCATACTTACCTTTCTTAAAAACTTCTTTTACTGTAGCAGCGTAACGATCAGTCCATGAAAGATAAGTTGCTCCAGTTTCACCAGGAACAATATCTTTGATAGTGCCGTTAGACATGATGTGGTTGAACAGTGAGCCGGTTTGAGTACCTAATTTCATGGTGTTTCTCCATTTGTTGATTTGATAGTACTATTATACCTAGTTAAAAAAGAGAAGTAAACAGTTTTTTTCATTTATTTTGAATTTTTTCACAATTAGTCATGTCTATCTATTATGAAAATACAACTTGTTCTGGTTCAACGACTAACTCTTGCCCCATGCACTCAATCAAATATTGACCACCTACTACTATTTCAATGAGCTTTGCTTTGATCCAAAGGTTTCCGTGTTTAGCTTTAAACTTAATAGTCATTAGTGCATTACCTCTTCAGCGTAGTGTGCTTTAACCATTTCAATTTCTTCAGCAGTTGCAATCATTTCGATACGAGTGCTTTCATCATCAAAGAAACCCATACCCTGGACAAGAGTCTTAAAACCGCCTTCTTTGTGTGGGTGAACATATTCTTCACCAGCAAAGAAAGATTTGATCATCTTGCAAGAGATGACACCATCTACAGCAGACTCAACCAATCCTACCATGTAGCATCCTGGCTGCAGCTCAGCAGAGAAATCGTAAGACTTAATCAGGTCACCAGCTTTAACATTCATCATAGGTTTATTCCTTACCTTGTTTGATTTGATAGATCTATTCTACCCCGACTTCAACAGAAAGTAAACCGTTTTTTTTAACTTTTTTCAACTTTTTTTCAACTTTT